CTTCCAGAGAGCAAAGTAAAGATCGCAGAGAGGACACGCCTCATCCTGAACTCTACGACAGTGGAAGTTGCGGACCTTATCCTCTTCTCCCGTGGGTACGCGGTGGATCTTAGTCTCCGCATAAAACTCTTGGTCGTCTTCCTTAGGAGGAAGGATGCGAAGGAGATTATCTCCATCTTCCAACTTCACAAAATTGTTAATGAAGTCGTCGGATTTCTTACCGGAGTTGCTGAGTTGTTCGTGCTTCTTACGGAGTGCGTCGAGATCGATAGCCATGTTATGTTTTTTGTTGGTGGTTATTGGTAGAGTTTAGTTTCTGCTCGTTTGTTTGAAGAGATCTGCACCATGCAATCCTTCTTGTGTTCTAGTGCTCTGACTAGCCCCTTAAGCATATCGTACTTAAGAGTTGCTTGTGTGAGTTCATTTTCCAGATCAGAGACATCATCGTTTATGAGGACAAGATCGTCTAGGTCTTTAGCTGTTAGCTTCTTGAACCTGTTCTCTTCGCGTGCCTTTGTGCGGACTGTAGCTGCTAAACGATCCCGTGTTCGTTCAGCCGCGTCAGCTTGGCTCTTTGCTACACTCATTAGACCATAGTAGTAGGAATAGATTGAGCCCTGCTGTCTCATTTCGTTTTCGATGTTGCCCTCTTCGAACTGCACTAGCTTGTTTACAATTTCTGCAAAGTCCAGCCAGGTAAGTCCATCTAGGATATCAACTTCAACTAGGGGAGTGGTTTCCATGTACTATTATAGCTTAGTTAGGGGAATCCTTCACAATATTCGTGTAGAAGTTCTTGTTTTTTAATGCCTTAGAAGACGTAGGATTCTGGATTTTAGGGGTAGTGATAGGCTTAGGGAAGTTTGTGTCATAAGACTGCTTCAATAGCACAAAGAAGGTGCCATCATTACTCTGGACTAGATAGTCTCCAGCCAAGCCTCTATCAGTAGTTCGACTAGGATCATTGGCTCCCTCTCTTAGTACACCAAACTCAGATGTCATTCTAAAATAGTTCTGTCCTTCAGTCTGACGTACCAGAAGGGTCTGGGTGGGGGTAGCAAAGGTCCAGCGACCGAAGTACTTGATACTTACTCTCGTAATCTTGTTGGTTTTCTTTGGGAAGATATCTTTTAGTTGTAGGTCTTTCATTCGTTACTCAGGATGATCTCAAACAGTTCGGGGTTCAATCTAATCAGGAGCATCAAGCCTCTGCTGATCTGAACTGTCATCGATTCGTTTGTCATGGGCAGCACCTTGTCTGTCTTCTCGTCTCCACCCAGACCTCCCATCTCTAGAACAAGGTGGGTCAATTCATGGATCAAGGTTTCTCGGAAGACCTCAGGTGCCATCTTACTATTTAGTGTAATTTCTCCAGATTCGAAATCTGTTAGACCGAGACACTCATCATTGTGATGCAAGATATGGGGGGACATCTTCAGAGAATAGTTTCTATACCCTGCATTCACAGTGCTGATCTTCTGTGTCTTAAGCTTCTCGATCAAGTGATTCTTCATAGTTGTCTTGCATTCTAAGCGTGCTGTAATCGATTCCAATAGGGAATGTGTATCTAGTTTTTCCATTTCTGTTTTTTACAACGTAGCCCCGCATGATGTTTGTATCGAACTCTTCCTCGGTTTGGTTGAGGGAGAATGCGTAGTCGCAAGTTCTAATCTTGCCATACGAGTCACCTAATTCTGAGTCAGTAATTACTCTTACTTGTTTTCCTAGTCGGTTGGTTTGTGTAGCAGTCCATACGAGAAGATTAAACTCGACTGCAATAGCTCGGATCTCTTCTGCGATTCTCTGTTGTGCAAGGTGCTCTTGCTGAATGTCCCTTACGGAACGTAATAGTTCAAGGTAATCGATGATGATTACTGTGGGCACGAAGTCTGAATAGTTCTTGAGTTGTACTAGCAGAGCACGAATAGTGTTCACTGTTGCTGTACCTGTAGGGAACTCCTTAATTACTAGGTCACTACCTGGGAACTCAGTCTTGAACATATCCAGACGCTCTTTAACTGATATGTGGTTGGCTGGTTCCTTCAGTTTCTTCTGTGGAATAAGGGTCATGACAGAATCGAATCTCTGTGCAATCTTATCCTCGCTCATCTCGCAGGAGACATAGAGCACGGACTCCCCATCCATCATAGAGCGCACGCCCTGATTCACCAGGAATACTGATTTGCCCACGCCTGGGGGAGCAATGACCATAGCTAGCTCCTTGGCTGCGAGCCCTCCTGTCTCTAGTCCATTGTTAATCCCCTTAAATGCTGCTGGGTATACCTTCCTTTTCACCGCATTGAAGGTCCGATCCCACCTGTCTAGTAGGGTATCGAAATACGTCAGACCAAAATCAATGTCCCTGTTGATGAGGAGAGCCTTACGCACAAGGTCCTCTACTTCTTCAACCCTATCCTCTTTGATGAGTCCGATGCTGTCAGCAATGGCTTGCTTCATGGCCTCTTTCTTAGCAAAGCGTTCAACGATATCCATGAAGTACTCAGGGTTGCTGATCGTACTCTTATCAATCTTGTTGATGAGGTGAAGCTCGTCTTCGTAATCTGAGATCCTTTCCTTGGGACTGAGCTTAGACTTAACGTTCTCTAGGATGAACTCATCGTTAGGGAGTTTAGTATACTCGGAGTAGTATTCGTTAACGGTGTTGAAGATTTCTGTGTGAGCAGGGAACTCAAAGTAATCTGGTTGGATTAGACTTACAATCTGTAGGTAAAAGTCCCTGTCAGATTTGAGAAGATACAGGATTCCTCGCTGTAGGTTCTCACTAAATTGGTATGTCATTCTTACTGTTGTTTTAGAGGTTTAGTTATGTCTAGTTTATCTTTGCCGATGTCCTTGTAGCCCATCCTGTTTGCAACATTATAGGCATCTTCAGTCAGTTTTTTAGCACGGTCTAGCTTATCCGCAGAATCCTTAGGAGATAGCTTCTTTACCTTACCGTCCTCTTCCATCTTCTTCCAATTGAAATTGGCGCTCTTGTAACGGAAGCCTTCGTTATTCATACGGTCCTTGGTATTCTCAATGCTACCGTTTAGGAATCTGTTAGCGGAGTCCTTATCAAATCCCTTAGCAGCGTGCTTCTTATAGCGTTGTCTAACTGAATAGAAATCACTTGCTCCTTTACCACCGTTCCCCTGACCGTCATCCTTAAAGGAGAAGTTTAGTTCACCGTAGTATCGTTCACTTAGTTTGTTGCACTCTGGGCAGCGTGTCTTGCCAGGGGCTTTCCCTAGGTCGTAATCTTTATCCCAGCCTACATCACAAACTCTACATTGCCATTGATATGTTGCCATTATTCCTCCCAGTAGGGACAGTCTGCATCAGGTAGTTTTTCAATCTCCCTAAGTTCAACACGAAGACCGCTTACTTCAGTATTGAAATGGTCAATAATATCCTCAGCAATCTCGATCCTCTGCTTAATCTCTTCTTTCTTTTCTTCTTTACTCATTAGCACTCACCTCCTTCTAGGGAACAAGCATCGCCTGATTGAACAGTAGCTATTAGTTCCGGGCTGTCCATGTATAGGGTAATGTTCTCTTGGGTTAGTGGGATTGCTTCAAGGGGTTCGTTCCCTTTGCTGCCTGCTCTGTACACTGTTAGTCCTTTAAGGTAAGGAGCATAGTCCAACGCTGCTTTAGAGAACTCATTAGCCTCAGCAGTTGCAGGTAGATTGATTGTCTTAGAGATACAGGAGTCGATGTACTTTTGAATAGTCGCCTGGACTCTGATATGGTCTTCAGGGGTGATGTCGTAGGCTCCAACGAAGTTATCAAGGGGTCTTTTTTCATTGTAGAATTTCTTGAAGAGAGGATCTACCACCAGTAAGGACTTCCAAACAGTACCTTGACGGTAGCGTCTGTTATACATCGCAGAAAAGATAGGTTCGATTCCGCTGGATACTCCGTGGAGCATACTGATAGTCCCGCAAGGTGGGATAGTAAGCATGACTGCATTCCTAATACCGTGACGCTTGATAAGCATTCGGATCCTAGCAGGAAGGGCCTTAGCAAACTCCTCATTCAGGTACTTCTTGTAATCAAACTCAGGGAAAGGCTTCTTGTCTCTTGCTAGGTAGATGGACATTTTGTATGCCTCATCACGAATGGTAGAGAAGAGTCTCTCCGAGAACTCAAGGCACTTCTCACTTCCATAGGTGAGGCCCAGACGAATCAGAGCGTAGTGGAATCCAGTAACACCCAGGCCAATGCGTCTTGATCTTTCTCCAACAGTCTTGCACTCAGGAGTTGGGAAGGTGTTGATGGTTAGTACGTTGTCTAGGAATCGAATTCCTGCTCTTACTGATTTAGCTAGACGTTTCCAATCAATATCTGTTCCATCCTCAAGAACCATGTTGTCTAGGTTAACATTTGCCAAGCAGCAGTTACCATAGGAAGGGAGAGAGATTTCACCACAGGGATTGGTGCTGTCTAGATCCTCAAAGTAGGAGCAGTTAGTGTACTTGTTAGCTAGATCAATGTTGTAGATGCCGGGGTCTCCAGACTCTACTGAGTTTTGCCAGATGATATCCCACAGGTCTTTGGCCTTGATAGGAGCAAGGGAAACGTTACTGAAATGTTCCTCCCAACTCTCCTTGTGGAATGCTTCTGCTCTCTTAATTACATCTTGCTCATCAAGACCGATAACATATAGCTCTCTAGTTTCCTTCTTCGCATTGACAGCAGTAAGAGAATAACGATGGTACTCCTTGTTGTTGAAGGTGAAGTACCAGTCTTCTCCATACTCAACAGCCTCTAGGAATCGATCTGTAATTGCTACAGAGATGTTAAAGTTGTTTAGATGGCCCTCTTCTAGTTTGACACGAAGGAAGTCTAGTAGGTCTGGGTGGGTAATGTTTAGGATACCCATGAGAGCGGTGCGTCTGTCCCCGCCTGCTCTAACGTGCTCTCCTACCTCGTTTATCATCTTGAGGACAGAGACAGAGCCCGGAGCAGAATTAGATACGCTACCAATGTCGTCACCTCTAGGACGAATCTTAGAGACGTTGAAACCTACGCCTCCACCAGCGCAGGAAATCTTATACATATCTTGGACTGTCTTGCCAATGGAATCAACTGTGTCCTCAGGAACAATGACGTAACAGTTAAGTAGGTTGTGCTTGCCCTGGTTCCTACCAGCACCGTAGATGATCCTTCCCCCAGGAATTAGATCACCTGAGCTAATGACATTGTAGAACAGCTTCTCTACTTTCTCTTTGTTCTCATCTGTCTCTGCTGTTGCTACTGTTCGAGCAATTACTTTGGCTCTCTCTCCCCACTTAGTTTCCCCTGGGTATGCGTAACGCTGCTCGAAAATCTCTTGTCCTATTGGATCCAGTGTCTTAATGCTCATGCTATTGTTGATATGCCTTTCTTTTTGATTACCCTAATCACTTTTGCTGATTCCATTAAGGATTTAAGGTAAGTATTGTGCGTAATTAGGAACAAAGTCTTGTCTTTCTTCAGTTCCAGTAGTAGTGTATATAGGCCTTCCATTCCATCGGTGTCTAAAGATTCAGCAATCTCATCAAGAAATACTAGGTTCGTTTCACTGTTCCTAGAAAGAGATAAGATATGCTGTAGACCTAGCATGACTGATAGATTTACTTTCTTCTTCTCGCCTCCTGAGAGGGAGATATAACTGGTCTCGACATGGTTATTATAGATCGTCTCCTTCATTTCTTCATCGAACTTCAAAACAAATCTTCCCTGTGATAGGTACGACAGGTAGTAATTTACTTTGGTGTTGAGGAAGTCTAGAACGTTACGAATAATGTACTTGACGAGTCCTGATTCCGAGAATGCTTTTTCCCAGAACCGCATGATCTCGTATTGAGTGTTGAGTTCCTGAGTCTCTTTGTCCCAAGCATCGATCTTGTCTTTGCACTCTTGGAGTAGCTTCGCATAGAGTTCTTGGTTACTAGTAAGCTCATTGTACTTAGCAAGCTTGTTGTAGTCCCTAGAGGAGACAGGAACTTCCATTGTATCTTCCTGAATCTGTGAGATCTTTTTCTCTAGCTTTGAGCTTTCCTGCTTGAGTTTTTTAATTTGACCCGTCACTACAGCCTCATCGTACTCGACAGGACTACCACACTTGCTACAGGTCTCCTCTCTTCTAGCAAGAGACAAGCACTCCTTGTTCTTTCGTTGAACCTCTAAAGTAAATTGAGCAATAGCTTTATCGTTCTGTCTATTGAATTCCTCAGCTTCAAGGATACTATCCAAGGTATAGTTTAGGGCATCCTCACTAAGCTCGTCTGAAATATTAGTCTTTAACAGGCGGGCCTCCTCGATCTTCTGGCCGTGTTCCTTCTTCTGTTTGTTGGCCTCATCAATTAGAGCATTGATAGCCTTGATCTTCTGTGAGTACTGAGACTTGAGATACTTGACAGATTCCCTTAGATCAAAGAGGGCATCTAGGTTGAGGAAGTTCCTGAGCATCAACCTCTTATCGTCTGGGGAAGCCGAGAGGAAGTCCATACTATTCTGCTGTCCGAATACCGTAGAGGCTAGGAACACCTTGTAGTTTGTATTCAGGCGCTCCTCAATGAACTTCTGAGTTGCCCTAGCATTCTCCTTGGTGCAGTTCTTTCCGTTGAGATAAACAGATAGGGTAGTGGGTCTTCTACCTCTCTCAATTACAAAGTTATCGTTAACCGTTAGACGAACCATTAGTTTCTTTCCCTTCTGTGCATTGACCAGGGAAGGTTCGTTAGATTTACGGATAGTGTTTCCGAAGAGACCGTAAGTTACTGCTTCAAAGATAGCACTCTTACCGGACCCAACACTACAGTTGGAGTCTCTGTTCTCACCCTCGATTAATACAAGGCCCTCGTACTTGTCGAAGTTTACAGATGCTTTTTGGAAGGAGTAGAAATTATTGATCTCTACCTTGTTGATTCTCATAGATGATTTGTAGTGAGTCCAGCAATGTCTGTTTCGAAATTGACGTATTGCTGCAATTGATATACGAATCGATGATCTCGTCAGTGAGTTCCGTAATAGGATCCTCAGTACTTGTAGTCACGAACTCTTCCTTTGTATCTACTAGAGGTTTGAACTTAGTCTCAACGTAATGGACGTTCACTCCCTCTAGGATCTCTGACAGAGGTGGGACTTCTTCCAGTGTATCAAACACAATCCTTAGGATAGTAAAATAGTGGGGGTCGTTGATAAACTCTAGGTTATCCCCCACTGTATCATAGGCAACGGTGAGGAATCTTGGCCCGAAAGATACGGGGTATATACTCATGCTGTAGGGATCCTCTTCTGTCTGAGAGAGGATTCCATAGAAGCTGTCCTTCCTTCCCTCCGAGAAAGAGGTAGGATAGGGAGTACCTAAACGGATGAGTTTGTGTCCTCGTTTAGTATCTGTTTGACCGTAAGTGTGAATGTGTCCCACAACACTATTGGAAGGGAAATCGTCAACAGCAATACTGAAGTCGTTATCGCCAGCAGAATTAAGAGCACCGAAATACCCAAAGTGACCAAAGATTGCATAGTCCTTAGGGCAGGCAGCAAGATCAGTTTTAATAGCTTCTTCGTCTTCATAGTGAGGGATGTAGTAGGATTTTGTTTCATCGTGTTGTTCAGTGTGAGTGTAGGTCTTAACCATCTCACTATCAAATAGACTTAGAGCGGTGACCCCATCGTCAGCTTTAGTCTGACTATCATGGTTGCCTCTAAGCATGACAACACGACTATGACGGGACATATGATCGATAACCTGCTTCAGCCAAAGGAGAACCTTAGGAGAAGGGCGTCTATGCATCGTAAGGTCTCCCATAAAGACCACCTCTTCCAGTTCTGGGTGGGCCTTGAGAGCTTCGTCATAGATTTTAATGAGAGCCTCACATTGAGCTACTAGAAGACCTTCATACTTGTCTTCCAGGTGAGTGTCTCCGATGATTAGTCTTTCCATTTATTTAGGGGGCAATCCTCGGTACGCATTCTAGTCTTAAGCGTTAGTAGACAACCGCACTCTAAGCAAACTCCTTCAGAGTACTTAGGGCAGAGGACACAGGTTTTCATGCGGTCACAATGTAGTTCTTGTGAAGTAAGAAATCCAGACTTAGCCCATCTCCAAATGGAGATAGAGAAAGTCTTCGCTTTAGTTATTATAGTAGGTGTTTGCATAATGCAGCCCAGCTATGAGGATAAAGGTCGGCCAGGTATTCTCCAATTGTATTTGCATACTCCTGTGTCTCTAATTGAGTGTG